ATGGGGATCAAAACTTCTGTGAAGTCGGGCAACTTTCGCCCGACGAAGCAGGGTGCTGGTATGACCAAAAAAGGGGTGGCTGCGTATCGCAAGGCCAATCCGGGGTCAAAACTCCAAACTGCCGTGACCGAGGACAATCCTACTGGCAAGCGGGCAGCAAGACGCAAGTCTTTCTGTGCTCGATCTTTGGGTCAGATGAAGAAGTTTCCTGAGGCAGCAAAAGATCCTAATAGTCGCATCCGACAGGCTAGAAAACGGTGGAAGTGCTAAATGGAAATGATGCTATGGAACGTCGTGTTGTCAGCGATAGTGGGCGTTATGGTGTTCATGCTTAAGGGCAAGTTCGATGAACTTCAGCGCCTGAGCATCCTTTTGAACAGGACTAGGGAGGAAGTTGCCCGTGATCACATTACTCGTGCAGAAGTTAGAGCAGATTTGGAAAAAATCCGTGAGCATTTTGACAGCGGGTTTAAGCGTCTTGAAGACAAAATTGATGCGCTTGCGCAACGGAGATAAATGATGGCTGAAGATAAAACCAAAAAAGAGAAACCTGGGTTTTTCTCTCAAGGTATACAAGATTTAAAAGATAGTAGCCAAACCGTGATGGATGACATCCACATGATACTTGGCACAAAGCGTGGAGAAATGAAAAAGGATTATTTGGATAAAAAATATCCATACCGTGGCGGTACCGGACTAAAAGCCGGCGGTAAAGTCTCCTCCGCTTCCAAGCGTGCAGATGGTTGTGCCCAACGGGGCAAGACTAAGGGAAGGATGGTGTAATTATGGGACGCATGAAAGATGTGGCTATAGATATTGAAAATCTTTTAAACGCTGGAATGAGTGAAAAAGATATTGCTACCAAAACAGGCGTACCTATAGAGCAAGTTAGAGAAGTAAAAAAATATGCTAGAGAAGGTAAGGAATTAGCCAAAGATGTTGAAATAGCCCGCAGAATTGAAAAAGAAGAACTTGGAAAAATGGGTTTGCAACGCACACCAAATCGTTCAGGTGGTGGTGGTATGAACCCTACTGATATTGAAAAAGTGCCGGGTAAAAAGCCTTTGAAAATGAAATCCGGTGGCATGGCGTCAGCTTCCAAACGTGCGGATGGCTGTGCCCAGCGTGGCAAGACTAAGGGAAGGATGGTGTAATTATGGAAGAAAATAAAAGTACTCCAAAATATCATGTCTATGACAAACAAACAGGGGAACGAGCAAACCGCACGGAATACAAAAGTAAAATGGGAGCACGGAGAGCTGTAGATAGATTGGATAATGCTTATGGTGCATATAGATATTATGTAAAACCAGCAGAAACATCTACAAAAGGAATAGGCAGTAGTATGGGTGGCGGCGGTGGTGGCGGAGCAATGCCTGACATAGATAAACTTGGTAAAAACCCCTTAAACATGGCAAAGGGTGGTTCAGTAAAGTCTTCAGCTTCCAAGCGTGCGGATGGCTGCGCCCAGCGTGGCAAGACTAAAGGGCGGTTTGTTTAATGCCTAGCGTTACACCCAAGCAGAAAAAATTTATGAGGGCGGTTGCCAACTCGCCCAAGTTTGCAAAGAAGGTTGGCGTCCCTCAATCTGTTGGAAAGGAATTTGAAATGAAAGACAAAAAGATGAAGTCTGGTGGTATGGCTGCTTCCAAAATGGGTAAAGTTAAAACTGCTAAGCCTTCGATGGGTTCTGCTTCCAAGCGTGCTGACGGCATTGCTGTTAAAGGCAAGACCAAAGGCATGCAGCCCAAGATGATGGCTAAGGGCGGAAAGGCCTGCTAAATGATGCCGAGCCGGGGCATGGGGGCGATTAAGCCCTCAAAGATGCCCAAAGCCAAGACTGCCAGACGTAAGGACGGCGACAAGTTCACCCAATATAAAGAGGGTGGGAAGGTCAAGTCCAAGGTGAATGAGGCTGGCAACTACACCAAGCCGGGGATGCGCAAGTCGCTCTTTGAGAGTATCAAGGCGGGAGGTAAAGGCGGTGCTCCGGGGCAGTGGTCAGCCCGTAAAGCACAGATGCTCGCTATGAAGTATAAGAAAGCTGGCGGTGGGTACAAAGATTGAAAGCGCCACAGAAAAGTCTGAAGGACTGGACTGCTCAAAAGTGGAGAACCAAAAGTGGTAAACCCTCCACTCAAGGACCCAAGGCTACAGGGGAGAGGTATCTCCCCGAGGCGGCTATTAAATCTTTATCGCCTTCTGAGTACGCGGCGTCAACAAGAGCCAAAAGAGCAGGAAAAGCCGCCGGCAAGCAGTTCGTCAAGCAACCAAAAACCATAGCAAAGAAGACAGCGAGATTTAGATGACCACTTCTGGCGCCACCGTATTTAACCTCGACCTCAATAACATATTTGAGGAAGCCTTCGAGCGTTGTGGGAAAGAACTACGTACTGGCTACGAGTTCCGGACTTCGCGCAGGAGCTTAAATTTGCTCACTATTGAGTGGGCAAACAGGGGTATTAACCTCTGGACAATCGAGCAGGGCGCCATTCCGCTGGTCACAGGGCAGGCTATTTACCCGGTGCCGGTTGACACAATTCAGCTTTTGGATACGGTGATCCGTCAAAACAACGCCACCACAAACCAAATAGACATCAATATCAGCAATATTGCTGAGCCAACTTACTCCTCAATTCCTAACAAACTGACCCAAGGCCGACCGATTCAGTATTGGTTTAACCGGCAGACTGGGGAGACAAACCCAACTACTGTTACTTTGTCTGGGAACATATCGGCTACAGATACGACGATCACGGTGTCGAACGTCTCTGGACTTGCTGCTGCGGGGTTCATAAAGATTGGCAACGAGACTATTAGCTACCCCAACGTAGATATCGCTAATAACCAGCTCTTAAATTGCGCCCGTGGGCAGAACTACACTACGGCAGCGGCTCATGTTTCGGGGGCTGCGATATCGGTTCAGAACCTGCCTTGCGTAAACCTGTGGCCTACGCCCAATGCGCCGGGAGATCAGTACACCTTCATTTACTGGCGGATGCGTCGGATGCAGGACGCTGGCAATGGTGTCAACACCCAAGATATTCCGTTTAGGCTCTTGCCCTGCCTTGTGGCTGGACTGGCTGCGCATTTGAGTATGAAGCTACCGGGAGTAGATCCGGGGCGTATCCAGATGCTTAAGGCTGATTATGAGGAGCAGTGGATGATGGCTTCGTCTGAGGATAGAGAGACAGCTCCGCTTCGGATCGTGCCACGTAATTTGTTCTACTCGGGGTAAGCCGTGCCTAATCAGTTTGCCTCCGGTAAATATGCGATTGCTGAATGCGACCGGTGCGCTCAGCGGTACATGTTGAAACAGTTAAAGATTCAGATAGTAAAAACTAGGCCATTTAAGATTAAGGTTTGTCCGACTTGCTGGGACCCGGATCAGCCACAGTTGCAGTTGGGTATGTATCCAGTAAATGACCCGCAGGCAGTTCGGGACCCAAGGCCGGATGTGAGTTATCAGGTTTCAGGAAATAGCGGATTACAGGTTGATGAGCAGAATTTACCGATAAAACTTGGTTTCGGAACACCTGAGGGTGGTAGTAGAATATTCCAATGGGGTTGGGCACCTGTTGGAGGTTCTAGGGCAGACGATGCCGGGTTGACGCCTAACAATTTAGTTCTAGGGATAACCCTAGGTACCGTCACTGTTGTAACTACTTAGGAGTAGAAAAATGAGCATGAAGAAAGTTAAAAGCGTTGCTAAAACTGAAGCTCGCAAAGCCGTCAAAGGCCACGAAGCTGCTATGCACGGCCCCAAAAAGATGCGTGCTGGTGGCAAGACTAACATCGACATGAAGAAAATGGGACGTGGCCTTGCTAAGGTTGCCAACCAAAAAGCTCCGGTCCGTAACGTCCGCAAAATGGGGATCTAATCATGGCTAAATACAGCATGAAGGTTAAGGGCAAAGAAGTTGGCCCTGCCGAAGTCTATGCTCCTCCGCATACGATGGAAGGCAAGGACACCAACGTCAATACCTACTCTAACTACGAGACTGGCGCTGAGTGCATGACCAAGATGAACATGTCGGTTGCTGGCATTAGCAAAGGCAACTACCCCCCTATTAATCCTTACGGGGTTGGTGAGATGCGCGGGTATGGTGCTGCTACTAAAGGTCGCAAGATCAGCGGGAAGATGGGATAAGAAATAAAATGCCATACCGCGACCCTAAAGACCCGCGTAAACTACAAAAAGTAAACGCTTGGTCCGCTGCTAACCCTGAAAAAGTTAAGGCAGCGAAGAAAAAGTATGCGGAAAAAAACAAAGAAGTATGCAAGGCTAGAATTTCTGCGTGGCGTGAAGCCAATAAGGAAAAGATGGCGGAGTTTAGAAAAGCTTGGAGAGATGCAAATAAACACAAATCTCAAGCGGCTGTAAGAAAGTACCAAGCCTCTAAACGCCAGAGGGTTCCAAAATGGCTAACTTCAGACGATAATTGGATAATTGAAGAGGCATACGAACTAGCAGTCCGTCGCACTAAAATGTTTGGATTTCAGTGGGATGTTGACCATATTATTCCATTACAAGGCAAAACAGTGTCTGGGTTACATACACCATTAAACTTGCAAGTCATACCTGCGGTTGTAAACTCTAGTAAAGGCGCAAGAGTATGACCTACAACGAACTTTTTGAAACCATTAAGGGTTTCACAGAAAATGACTTTCCCGGTACCGTATTTACGGATACTGCTGGGACGGGCAACGTAACCTATACGTCTACTGAACAGGTCAATACGTTTATTCGGCAGGCTGAGCAGAGGATTTACAACTCGGTTCAGTTTCCGTCTATCCGCAAGAACGTAACGGGTTCAACCACATCTGGTAATAAATATCTCTCAAGCCCCGGCGATTTTCTCGCTGTTTATTCGATGGCGGTGATTGATCCCATAACTGGAGAGTACGAGTATTTGCTCAATAAGGATGTGAACTTCATTCGTGCTGCTTATCCTTCGCCGTCTGATACAGGCAAGCCTTATTACTACGCTTTGTTTGGGCCAACAACAACCAATAACGTTCCTCCGGTAGTTACCAATGAGCTATCTTTCATTCTTGGACCAACACCCAATACCACGTACAGCATTGAGCTTCATTATTACTATTATCCCGAGTCTATTGTTACTGCTGGGACTACTTGGCTTGGTGATAATTTTGACTCCGTGCTTCTTTATGGTTCGCTACTTGAGGCGTATACCTACATGAAGGGTGAAGCTGACGTTATTGCTGGGTACCAGAAACGGTACGACGAAGCGATGATTCTCGCTAAACGCCTTGGCGATGGCATGGAAAGAACCGATGCCTACCGAACTGGGCAGATAAGAATGCCGGTGATGTAAATGCCATTTACTGGAAACTACACTTGCAATTCGTTTAAAGAGGGTCTGTTTAACGCAGACTTTGACTTTTCGTCTGGGACTTTTAGGTTAGCTCTTTATACCAACGCAGCTAATCTTAATGAGGATACGACTGAATACACGACAACCGGCGAGGCTACCGGTGGTAACTATGTAGCGGGCGGGCAGGTGCTGACTCCTACAGTCGCCGAAGCCAATGGGGTGGCGTATATAACCTTCGCTAACGTATCA